CCAACAAGACGTGATACTGAAGCAGCAGCCTTACCACCACTAGTTCCTTCATTATTGAATACTACACTATCACCTACTTCATAATTTTTTCCACCAGTGGTAATTCCAATACTCTCAACAACTCCTGGAGAAACCCCTTTAAGATCTATATGCTGTTTCAATTTATTAGGAAGAGGCATATATTGATATTGTTCATCACCCTCGATCAAATTATAAGGTGCAGTATTTCTATAGAAACTTGTACTCCATGTAGACTCTTCTTTAACATCAGCTAGAGTCATATCCTTTCTAAGTTTTCCTTTAGTCAATAGATAATCATCTTGATTAGAATATTGAGTAAAGTTAAATTCATCAGGAGTTGACTGATAATTATCACCTAAAAGATAGGGGAATATTGGTAATTTGTAACTATTAAATTGTCCTCCTTGTTCAGCACCAGAATTGCTAATAGTTGCAAAATATGCATATACTCCATTTGGATATTGTGGAGTAATACAAAATCTTCCATTATTACCATCTAAAACAGTTTCATCAGTTTTTTCTTTATATGTAAAGTCTTCTACAAAGAATCCTGGTCCAAAAACAGTTAAAGGTGGTCTATTTTCTTTACTTGCTGCTTCTTCAACATAACCAGATTTCATCTGAACTACAGATCCACCCTCTTTCTTAACATAACCATAAGGACCATAAATTGGATTTCCATCATATGCCCAACCAATAATTGGAGAATGATCTGGAGACTCAATTTCTTGTCCGTTAACACGTTTTAAGTCGGGTTGACCATATAATGACACTCCCTCCTGATTCGTCGCATACATGCCCTCTCTGAGTTTCCTGGGAGCATATAAGTGTGTGTATTGAAGTCCATAACCTCTATTCAATCCATTTACAATAATTCCATCATCAGAGGTTATTTGCTCACCTTGATAATACTTCTCAAATAAATTTATAGTCCATTGTTGAACATTAGTACGAAGTTTTACTTCAGATCCAGGTGAAAGAACTGTAATAGATGTAGTTGATGATCCATATCCAGCTCCTTTATTAAGAACCTTTACTTCTTCTAAAAGATAAGTTGCTGTAGTTCCAACTCCCACAGTTTTTAGAATAGGAGTTAATACAGCACCGAAACCAGATCCATCTATTTGAAGATCAGGAGGAGCAATATAATCTTTACCTTTATGTTTAACATACACTTCAGTAATAGATCCACTATTCACAATAGGGATAAGTTCAGCTCCAGTACCAGAAGATAAAGTTACATCAGGTTCTCTATCAAAATTAATAACCTCAGAAGATCCATATCCAACTCCTTTATCAATCAAATGAATAGATGTAACTTCTCCTCTGAATATTGGTTGTATTTTAGCTTCAAAAGTTTCTGTTCCTACAGATGCTACTCCAACTTTTCCAGTTAAAGATACATTAATAGGAGGATAATTAAATTGATGAGTTCCTACACCAATATAAGTTAAATCACGGAATTGTTTTGTTTTATAATAGAAATCTTTAGCAGTAGTTCCTACACCAACACTTGTTAACTTAAAGTTATCATCATCAACAAAACAAACATAGTAATCTGTAGCAGTTGTTAAACCTGTAATAGGTGTTCCTGTGCAAGTATAATTAACAATCTCTCCATTCTTATAATCATGTTTTTCAATTTTTATTTGATCTGAAGATGTATTAATTCCTGCAGGTTGTACAGTTCTCTTCTTATTTTCATAATCAGATCCAGATGTAAGTACATTAATAGATTCAACAATAGATTTTGTATTATAAGCCTTTATAAATTGTACACCATCACCACGAGCAGTAAGAACAGCAGTTTGAATTCCTGCTAAAGCACCTGCTTGTGTAGTATGAAGTTGTATTACAGTTCCACCAGTTCCAACTACAGAAGCATAGTAACTTGCATCACTTGTTAATCCAGCAATGATACTTTGCCCTTTAGTGTCATATACTACTCTCTCACCATTCGCAAATTTATGATAAGTTGAGAATCCAATTGTAGATGGTAAATCTCCTGTTGTTCCCAATCCAACTTTACTAGAATTAGAGAAGAAAGGAACAGAATGTGCAACTGATTGCATATTTACACCAACAGTCGCACCTTTACCATTTCCTCCAGTAATTGTTACTACAGGAGTTTCTTCATATGCAAATCCAGCATCTATAAGTCTTATATCTTGTAAACTTCCTTTAACTGCAACACATCCTGTAGCACCTGTACCAACAGCATCAGCAATTCTAGCAATAGGAGGATTTATTACATCATATCCTTTACCACCACCAAGAACATCTATGCCTGTAATTTCTCCATAAGTAATTTTATCATAAGATTTGTAATTTAGAATTTCTACACCATTTGCAAGAATACCAGTAGTACCTGGAGTGGTTTCATATATGGTTCCAGTATTAATTGGTGGATTAATTGATCTTACAAGTTTTTGAGATTTTAAAGTCTCTTCATGGAAACTAAATGGTTCAATTCTATTATCAGTTACAATTCCAACATTATCAAGAGATACATAATTTTCAAAATAAAGATCAGATCTACTTTTTGCAAGTTTAATGCTATTTGCATCTACTCTTTTAACAAAATAAAGACCTTCTGAATTTGGAAATAGTTCAGATTTAATTACATAATTATCTAATTTAGTACCACTAGTAGTGTCTACATAAATTTCATTGATTATCTGTGGTGTATAATAAATCGCATCTCCAGTGTAGTAACCATGATCAAAAATAGGTACGCCAACAGGAGTAGTAGCATCTGCAATTATGTTAAATGTATCTCCCTCAAAACTTCCATTAAAGATAATTCTATTAGCATTAACACCCAAAGAGGAACTATCATATGATGGAATAGATGGAGATGTAATTAAAAGTTTATCTTCTGCTCTTTCCTTATAAACGTTCTGAACATCACTAGAAAATACAGATGCTTCAGGGAAGTTTAATGCATTTACTTTTGCAATTTTTCTTTCAATGATATAAGGATTATCCTCAAGATAACGAGTAACATCAATTTCTCCTTGCTCTTTCATAATGAAAGATTTGGAAGATGTTATTTGACTTATAAGAGATGGTGGATAAGCAGTTCTTGCATCTGCAGATCTAGAAAGAACAGCTCTATCTCCTACTTTAAATCCATGATCAACATCAGTAAAGACTTCATAAGTAAAGTCTGAAACGTCTATTAATCCTAATTGCTTTACTTTATATGTTGGTGAAACATTATAGAACCAATTGGATAATCGGTAATCAGTATTACCAATTCCTAAAGCTTTAATTTTTATACTATCTCCACTACCATAAAGACAACTTGCTCTATCATATTCTAAATTATGAACAACAGAAGTAATTCTTACTTCAATAGTTTCATCTTGATCAAGTACTGACTTTCCATGTGCAAAAGTATTAATACCAACTGATTCTGCACTTGAAATAGTTTTACCGATTCCACTTAATCCAAAAAATTGAGTTAAGTTTTTAGATGTATATGAACTTACTCCTACAGTACCATCAATATATCTCCAATGAAGTTCTCCATCTGTTGCAAACCCAACTGTTGAGTCAACATCAAAAGTAGTGGCTCCTGCTGCTACTGCACCAACTATTCTAGTTCTGGGATGAGTATTAAATGTACCATAAGTAGCACCTTCAACCCTTGAGTCTCTATTATAACCAGCATCTACACTAAACTTATAGAATGTCTCTCCAACACCAACTGCAATCTTTTCTACGTGAGTTATAGGAGCATATGCCTTCTCTAAGTCAGAACCTTCATATTCATCTTGGAATAAAGTAGATAACTCCAAATTCATTGGATCACCTGTAATAGGTTCTACAACAAAATCTCTTGTAATTTTATAGTTAGCATTAGATGGTGTAAAAAGGAAATCACGAGGTCTAATAATATTAACTTTTTCGTTATATAATGCTTTAAATAAAATTTCAAAACCTCTATCAGTACCTTTACTTAAATAAAAGTCTTTGGATTGTTTTAGAAAAACTTCTTGATTTAATTTGTCTGTAAGTTGTCTTCCTTCTAAACCTGGTGTAATTTGATGTTTTGTTTTAGTTAAAAATTCTTTAAGGAAGAGACAACTTAAATTTTCTATAGTTGATCCTTTAGCATGTTGCTCTGCCGTTGTAGATTCAAAAACTAATTCTTCAGCATTAGTAGGACTTCTATAAGAAGTAACACCACTAAATCCTCTAACGCATCCTGTAAACCCAAAAGTAGTTATTCCAGTGTATGTAATAATCTCATCATTAATTTTTAATAATCCATAAGAATCTGGGAAACCCAAAGTTCCTGTTGGATAGTTTTGCATATCAATATCAATTGCATCACTAGCAATTCCAACAGTTGCACCTAAACCAACAGAATATGTAAGATTAGTAAGATTATCAATTTTTACATATTGGTCAATATTACTAACTAAGTCAATAGGACCACCTTGATATTCCTGACCCTGATAATATGATTTTAAAAACTCTGCGACTAAAGGATAATCGGATTTTACATATCCAGGAAGCTGGTTCTGAACTATGTTACTAAACTTAACTCTTTTTGTTGTCATTGGATATTTCTATTCTTAGTAGGATGAAGCACCAGATGTGCCAGAGAAAGATGAGGGAGTGGTTGCACCACCACCACTAGTGCTAGGAACCGCAGAGGATGTAGTAGTTGTTGTTATATCACTATTCCGACCTCCTGCACGGACTAAGTTGCCATTAGCATAACTTGAAGAGGTAATATAATTTGAACCAGATGGATCTAATCCAGAAGCAATTTCATCAACTACAGTTTCAAAATTACTGTTACTTATATCTAGTTGCAAATAAAGATCCTGTAATCCGATAACATCATTAGAGAGAGGACATGCTGAAATCTCAATAATCGTCTGTCCATCCTTTATCATTCCAGATTGAACATTAATTGGATTAATAGTAACAACTCCACTCTTATAATCGATAGTTCCTACATTTCTTTTAATAATAGTAGGAGATTGTGAATCTATTGAAGGAAGAGAGAATAAAAATAGAGATCCAGTTAATCTATTTGTATTTGGTATATCTGAAATATAAACATCATCCATCACTCCAGATATTTTAAATGCAGATGACTTAATATTATATCCACTCATACTCTTAATATGAAATTCATTACCAAAACCAATTTGGTACTCTGCAAAGGCATTTAGAACTGCTCTAATGTCTCTTCTTATATAAACAGTCGTAATATTGGAAGTTATTGCTTCATTACTTTGATCGATGATATTTAAGAACTTACTATATTTGAATCTAGCACCATATTTGTTCATATCAGAAGATTCAGCATATTTTTCAGCATTACCTTGAACTAAGGTAGAAACATATGCTGCATTTGGAGCAAGATTAGTATTAAAATAAATTTTTGAGTTAACTTCAAGGTACAAATACTTCAAATCAAGTATTTCAGGCACAATTCCTGCAACCGCATACTTTTTCAACTTTAATTTAATCTTTTCTTTGATCAAACTTGGTAAAAAGTCACCAGTTCTTGGTTTTATGCTAATAAAGACCTTTCCAAATTGAGGAGGAATCA